CCTGACTGACCCCCAGCCAGTACTCGATAATCCAATGGAGCCGTACCTCCCATCATATGGATATAATCCCTCAATTCTTGTTCATTTGCCATATTAATACCAACTGCAGAAAAATTCTTTAAACGATTTTTCTGATCTAAAGACCAGTCGATAAATGAACCGAAAATGCGCCGCCCTAAGATCAAAGTCGTCAGAGGTGCAGACATAATAAGCCTCGTTTTTAGATTTTTCACTTTTTCCAATGATCGTAATTCATCCTTTGGGAAAACAGAACAAACAGTTGCGATGGGCCCATGATTAAGCTTTTCATACATCTTATCAACTTGATCAAAGATGATTTTAGCATCACGGGAATCAAAAGTCCATTCATCGATTCCAAAAGCACTACGTTTATCATTTGTTTCAAGATATAATTTATCAGGAAAACCAGCTGACGTGCCTCGATTCAATGGATGCAAATTTGGTAGCTCAGGCGTACCTGCAACTGCTTCCTCATTTGTAAGCTCCCTAATAATCCGAGGACGCATAGGAAGATTACGATAATGAGACAACAACGCATTTGTAACACCCGACAAAATACCACGTGGCGGTTCAACCCAACCACGGGCATAACCAACCATTCCATTTTCAACCGGATCAACTAATTTTCCATCTACTATCTTTGGTGTCAAAATTGCTGGTTTCTTGGTAGGTTCAGCTCCTACAATCTTTCCATAAAAAGGTGATTTTCCAATTTCTGATTTATAGATCGGGGGAGGACCAGCCTTACAAAGCCCCACAACCTGACAATCTTTTACCATTTTTTGTGGCATTTCATCTTCTACCACTTTTTCTTCCAAGAAAACATTTCCATGGATTTCGATCAAATCAGGCTTGAAATGATCAAGCACTTCATCAATCATATCTTTTGTGATGATGATGCCGAAACCCACAGTGCCACTGGAAATTCCAGCAGCATGAACTCCTACCAATTTTGCTTTTTGTTTTTTGTCATACAAAATAATTGGGGCTCCACAAGCCCCTTTTTGAGTACCAAAGTTATAACGCACACAACCCTTCGATTCATACACACTATTACGTGCATAAGTTGGACTGTTTGCATCAAATCTCGCACCACTTGCAGGTACAACATCATAACCAGTTGCATCACCAATCTGTGATACATGTATGATGTTGTCTCCTGAAGTTTCCCAATAACTAAGGCCAACAGTACGGGTATTGGCACCATTCCATTGCATATTCGAAAAATGTTGTGTTATTTTCCTTGATGCAAATTTTTCAATACGGATACAAACTAAGTCTTTATTCTTAAAATAAAACACATTTCGGGGACTTAATAAGGTCTCATGAGACATCCTTACAACATAAGGGTTATCCCGACTTGCTGCCCTTTTAATTAATATGTCAACAGGCTCAAGTTTACTCTTAATTATCATTGCTTCATAAATG